GGCCTTCAGGTGCAATAATTTGGTTGTAGATTGTGTTAGTGCGCAGAGTGCGAAACCGGTTGTCAAACAGATGGACCTCACGCTTTCCGCGCGTTAGGGCGCAATATATGTTGTTGAAGGAATTGCGCGCAGTCAGGTCATTTATTTCGATTTGATAATCGGTGTCCCAGTCTAAGCCCTGGACGGAACAATAGGTGTATGCCACATAGTCGAATTCTGTGAGGTCCGCGGCATGGGCCTGTTTCGGGGTCAGGATTTTCTTGCTGGCGTCAATCTGTGAGATGGTGCGAAGGGCACCAATTGTGTTTGAGAAGGTGGTGATCCCAAACAGATCGGCTAGTCGGCGTGAGAGTCGATAAGTGTGCAAGTAGTAGAAGTCGGCGAAGGGCAAAAATTGCTCAGATTCGCTGGGGAGATCTCGAAGGCAGCTCTCCGGGTTTGGTTCGTGAAATCTCGCTTGCAAGGGGTCGCCGAGTAGTATCAAACTTTGATAGCCAGCTTGATTAATGAGCAATGTGTCAATGTATCCTGGTGGTAAGAGGGGGAATTCGTCAATGATGCCGATGGTGGTCCCGTTTTGCACAAGTGCTTTCTCAAAGGTCTTGATTGATATGCTAAGCATGGGGTTGATCTTTTCCTTCCACTGTCGGCGTAAATGGATTCGTGGTGATATGATTGTGATGTCGCCTCGTGAGCGGCGTAGGCGTTGCCTGCACAGGGGGTAGAGATGGCTACTCTTGCCGGAGCCGGCGAAGCCTGTAATGACAAAGATTCGCATTTGGTTGGCGTCTTGATAATGTTCAACGCGGTTGTCCATGCTGGCGAGATGTGCGGCGTAATTGTTGCCCTGTGCATCACGCACACGTGATAGAATGCCAGTGGTGCCGTCTTTGATTTCAGTAGTGTATTGCTTCGCTCTAGCGCGGGTTGGTCGGTAGTAGTAAAAGTGGCCCGGGTAATTGGATGCTATGGTCCTCTCGTCATCAGTGAGCTCTGTAACTGGGCAAATCTCATGGTCGGGGTTTGTGGTTTTGGGCTCGGTGATGTCTGGTGTGGGGTCGAAGCGGTCAAGTTGAAAGTGCGACTCAGTATAGTAAATGATTCTGGTCTGGCCGCGGTTTCTCTGCCCGTATATTCGTGAGGAGCAGGTACCGCTGGCTTCAACGTAGCGCAGTTCGACCTTCATTCTTAGCATCTTTGCAAGGCGGTAAATGTGGATTGCGCCTAGTCTATTATTGACTTCGGAGTCGGCGAGAGCAGCACCATAGATTTGGGTGTAGTCGCGCCATATGCTTGATATACTCCGGCAACTAAGGGTTGAGAAGCATGTTAGAAGGCAGTAGTTTTCTGTCCATGGTCCGCGTTGTAATCCGGTGTAACTGTTGGCGGCGGAGCGAGGAGTTTGTGAGTTGTTAGAAGGAGTGTGGGAAGTTGGTCGACGGGTCTGTGAAGTGGGGGTTTGAACTCCCCGTTGAGAAGCTCGTACTGAACCGGCTGAACCTGGTTGTCTGTTTGAGTTGGTTCGGCTTTGGTTTGGTCTCGAGGTGTTTTGGGTGTGGCTGTAGACGGCGTTTTGAACGCGGTAAATTTGGTCGTCAGGGTTAATGCAGACTAAGTGGTTTCGGATGTTTCGGTGCCAGTTAGCGGGTGGTTGGGTGACTATGGTGTTGTCAAGGAGTGTGTGATCGCCGTTTGCTAGTGTGTGGCCGTTCGGACAAGTAGCGCTTCGAACTGGGCCAGGTGAATTTGAGGGTCCAGAGGCATCAACTATGATGGTGGCCGTGCATTGGAAGCAGGTGACGGCTCCAGTGCAGATGTCGAGTGCTGGAGTGATGTTCATGAGGTTGCTCAGTAGGGTGGTGTAAGCTGGGCACTGCATGAAATTTGCATGTGTGCTGACTATGGTGGGTGGGCTGAAGCTCATACTGAGGCTTGGGGCCGGACCGTTCGATTGGGGGCTGGAATAATAATATTCGGGGATTTGATATGACCCGCTATCGGAACCAGTAGTAGAACTTGGCGCTGCTGAGCTACCTACGGTAGAGATTGAGTCCGTCGGGCGGCAAGTGAGCCTAGCTTGTCGAAGGGTTGCAGCGGCGTAATTGGTCGGGTTCAATTGCACAGCAGTGCGGCGACGTAGGGCTTTGTTTAAGATTCTTCGTCGGAAGCTGACTGGTTCGAGGTGGGCTGTGAGGCCAGTCAATGTGGCTTCGCCGAAGAGCATGGCAGCGATTTTGTTATTCAGGTGCTGCCGCCTCTCATGATTGCGCTGTGAAGGGTCGAAGAGGGCGCTTGAGGAGGCAAGTGGTGTTAGGACGTGGTCGTACAGTTTTTGACAGGGCTTATAGGGTGGACAATCGAGAATCTTGTGTATTTTCTTCCTGAAATACATGATTAAGGCACCGAAAGTGTAGTCACGAACAAGTCCCAAGGTGTACCTGCTCAGGAACGAGGTGAATCCAGTGATAAGCTTGCTGGTGGCGTTCTTGAGGTTGCGAGCAGGGATGAGAATCATGCACAAATCCACGTAGAGGTCGAGTGTGGCGGGTGGCAGTTGAGCAACATCTTCTTGAGCTAATAATGTGCGCACTTTATTATAGCAGTTCTCGGGCTTAAGCTCTGTGACAGACTTGATGTAATCCATGGTTCTTTTATGCAGGGTCCATGGTATGTACGGGTACCTTAGGTTCTCTTGGACGCGGTAAATTTTGGGTAGTTTGAAGACAGGTGGGGCTGAGAAGTAGTACAGGTTTGGGGCGACAACGGGTGCTCGGGTTATACTGATGATGTGGTGGCCGAAGAAACTTTCAAGTTTGCTGATTGTAAGGACAAGGCCGTTAAATGTGATGGTCCGGTGGGTCAAAAAGAATAGTGATGTGTAGGGCTGGGTGTAGGCGCCTCCAGTGTGATTCTCGGGTATGTATGTGAAGCTGTCATTGTTGTAACGAAGGTCATAGAGGTCAGGGTAGTAGCTTGAGTGTCGTTTAGCGACCTCAATTGGGCAGACTAGGGTGGCATAAATTGTGTCGAGGTTTGGATTGTCGTGGAACATCTCGGCAATGTCGCAGGGCATGAGGTAGTGCAAGGCGTCGTGTATGAAGTAAGTGGGGGTGTTGCCATGGGTGAAAACCAATGATTCAGTTTCAGGGTATCGGGCTAGGTCAGCGCCTGTGATGATTTGATTGTGAAGGGTGAAGCTGTGATTACCGGGCAGGCGATTGGTCAGGGTGTTAAATTTTTCTTGTTTCATGAAGTAAATGGTGGTGTCAGTGTTTAATTTGTACTTGATGGAGTTTAATAAATGGATTTCAAGGTGTTTGTGGCCAGGGTGAGGGTGCTCTTCTATTGCGAATTTACTGCAAGGGATGCCGAGCGGGTTTAAGAGTGATCGAATCTCTTTTGAGGCTTTATAAGGGTATTTTTCATCATTTGAGGTGCATTTGTTAATGAGTCTGTTGACACGTGAGGCCTCAACAGTGTCACGTTGTAATGAGCTGTCAAAATTTTGATATGCTTCTTCAACTGGTGTGGTGTCCATATTGCTTGTGGTTTAAGAGCGTGCGATTAGCCGCTGTTAATAGTGGTGTTATGGTAC